CAGTCACCGTGCCTGATGCGTCGAGGTCGTTAGTGAAGACCGTGCCCCAACGCTCCCCCGTCTTCCCTATGTTGAAGGTGTTACTGTTGGGGAAAAATGTCGCATAACACTTGACATCTGCACTCCTGACGGCAATTTTCGTCAATCCCTGATATCGAATATTTAGATTAGCAGTGCTACTGCTAATATTGTCAGCAGTCACCGTGCCGGTTGCTGAAACATCCACAGCATAGACATCCGTGGCGATCGCGTCCGTAGTGGTGAGAGTGGCGAACGTGGGTGAGTCTGTGGTGTTGAGATCTTGGTCAAAGCTGCTGCCTCCACCCGCTGCGTCGATTGCCGCTTGCTGGGCAGTTGACACAGGCTTGTTCATGTCGCTCGTATTGTCCACGTTATCGAGACCAACATCATCCTTAGTCAATGCGTCGAGTGCCGCCTGTTGTGCGGTTGATACAGGCTTATCCTCGTCGCTTGTGTTGTCCACGTTACCGAGGCCGACCTGAGCTTTTGCGGTGGGCTGATACAATGAGTCCCACGCAGATCCGTTATAGATCCACGTTACTGACCCCTCGGTATGAGAGTCGCCCTGATTTGGTGCTGATGGGAAGTTGATTGCCATGATTTTTTTTATGTTGGGATGTCGCTTACGATGTTCGCCGCTGTCATGTTATACATTACGAAGTGGCAGTTTGCGGATGATCCGCTATCTGTGAGAGTGGGGTAGGTGTCGCCATCCCCCATTCTCCACCAGTGAGTCGGCGGGTTTGTGAGGGTCGAGAGATCGAAAGGTGTGCCACTATTGTAGATGCTGGAAATATTGAATGTCTCGTCGCTATTCCAGATGGCCAACTCGTCAATCTTCTCACCCTTGAGGGTGTTTCCTGAGACCAGCTTACCCAATCGCAAGTTCTGACCGCTGATCGAACCAGTGTAACCGTAATTTGAGTGGCTGTTGCTAGTTGTTTGGGATACAGAATCAACGAATATCTCAAACCTTCCATAGTAGCTGCTCAGTGATCCGCTTCCCGCCCCCGTTGTGCCACCGTCATAAGTGATAACAACGTGCTGCCAGGTGTCAGTAGCTAGGGCTGAGGCGGTCTGGAGTCTGACATGGTTATTATTGCTGCCGTAATTCAATCGGAGCTTGTTGGCATTCGTTATCCTCAGTTCGACATAACCGCCATTAGTCGTATCGTTGCTGCCGTAATAGAAGACAACCCGCCCATTATTGGAGTTGGTGGGCTTAACGAAGAAGGAGATCGTCCAAGCGTCACCCGATCCACTGCCATTGCTAGACCGGCCCAGCGTGGAATCCAGCAGTGCCGCATTAGCCCCGGCGTAATCCTGATTGTCAAACTGCACGCTCTTCGTGTTGGCGAAAGCAGGAGTGGAGACGGTCAATACGATGGTCTCACTATCCTCGCCGTTGTAGTTGATTGCCTTCACGGGGATATTGTAAGTCCCAACCGCTAGACTGGAACCGCCGATGATCTTGCGGGGATTCTCCTGAACGGTATTAACTCCGCTAACATTTGAGAGATCCCACTCATAAGACACCCCGTGTGTCGCTGTCAGCTCATAATTGATGCTCTCACCCTCAACTAGAGAGATGGTGAGGGGGCTGGTGATGTCCGGCAGGGATGATGTGGGAGTTCCCGTATTCTGGAACATAGCATTAAGAGCGTCACAAACCTCGACGGGGTTGGCTCCATAGGTCGCATCATTCTCGTCAACAAAGTCACCGAAGGGCGTAGCCGAGACCAGCTCGATATTCTTAGCTAGATCAGTGATACTGCATGTCCCATTATCAACGCTGGCTTGCAGGCTGTTCAGGAATTGGACACCGTTCGCGTCCTCGATGAAGATGGCATGAGCCCCACTGTGACGATAGATTTTGACTGACATGATTAGAATAGTTGGATAGAAGCGTAAACTCCGGCATTCTGAACTGTTCCCGGTGTGGAGAGTCGAATCTGTAGCTTGCCGGGGTTGCTCTTGGTGTTGGTGTCCCCCATGTAGATCGGGAAGGTTGTCACACGCTGATAGGCGATCCCTGATCCACTATCGAGGCGCTCCGCTAAGAAGTTCAACGCGTACTCATTAGCACCCCCACCGAGAACGTAGCGCATCTCAAGCAGGGCGTTGTTCGTGTTTGGGGTGACTGTGACATCATTACGTAGCGCGATCTCGCTACCCAGTGGCAGATCCGTGAAATCTAAGTATCCTGTGGAAGTGTCAATCACCTCGGAGACAGACGCGGGCTTGTAACCTTTATTGGTAAAGGCTCCCGCTCCATCATTAGGGATATCTGTCCATGTGTTTGCTGAAATGGAGAACGATCCGCTCGCATCATTGTAGTCCATCCACCCAGTCTTAGAGGTTGTAGACAGTGGGACACCTCCCCCGCTTACACTCACCCATTGACCTGAGCTACCATCCAAGTAGTAGGTGTAGAGTTGTCCGATAAGGCTATTGAACCACAGATCACCATCCTCGGGTGACAGTGGAGCGGTCTCTGAAATCGTGATAGGCTCAGTCTTGGTATCAAGTGCCGCCTGTGTCGCTGTCGAGATTGGCTTGTCGAGGTCGCTAGTGTTGTTTACGTGACCCAATCCAATATCAGTCTTAGTCTCAACGTGGGGGCTCTGAGCGTGATCGTAGGCGTATTTGCCACGATCCCCTTGGTATGCCGTGGTGGTGCTCTCCCCAAGTGTCAGACCGTAGTCCACACCGCTGGAGACCTTTGTGGCCGTTCCCTCATTGGAGACGATGTAAAGATCAGCGCCTGTGCCGTTCTTTACGAAATAGATTGCATCCTCTTCGAGAGAAGGGGGGAGGGCGAGAACTTTGTGAATCTTCATATTACCATTCGTCAGAGCCTTGAGACCATCCCTCGAGACCATCGTCAGGAGCGGGGATAGAGGTGCAAGTATTCAGGCTAAGATACTGTCCTCTTCTAAATCTGTCTGAGCCATTCCAGCCAACCTTGGTCAGCGGGGATCTTGAGAGCAGGCGCTCAATAGGGCTATTCTCACCGCTGCCCACTTCCATCGCGTCCACGGTGCGAGCATCCTCAAGCCTTCTGCGATAGAGTCTCTCCAGGTCTTCGGCAGAGATGCCGTCAGTAGTGATCTGTCGCGCCACCTTCATGGCGATCTTGACCGAGATGACATCAGCCATAAGGGGATCCCACTGGGAAACATCATCCTCCCACTTAACGTATCGCAGGAATATCTCACCGAGGTCTGAAAGTAATTGGCGACCATTGAGGTCAAAGAATTCTGCCTTCTCACTCCAAGGCTCCCCGTTAATGTCGAGGATGCGGAGGCAGTCGGATGGCAGTTGATAGGCGTGAGCGTAACCGAAGTTGCCGCTCTGGAGCGTGCTGGCTGATAGCTGGCTCAGTTGTGCGCGTCCAATGCAGCAAGACCAGCGATGAGTCCTGATGACCTCTTTCGCCGCCTGATCGAAGATCCCCTTGATAGCTCTAGCCTTGGCATCATCGTCGTTGAGATTGACGATAGATCCCGCTGACAGGTATGAAAGGGCGTTGTTTGCGATTTGTGTTCTTGTCTGCATATCTAATTAAGTAAAAAGAGGGACGGAAGCCTTGACCCCCGCCCCCCTTTGAGGTTCCCAACGAGGAATTTTCTATCGAACGTAGTAAGCGATGCTCACACGCTGAGTGCCAGCAGTAGGAGATCCACCGGCAACGGTGACCTTGAGATCAGCTTCGGCAGCGACCTTGATAAGCTCATAGCCATCAGTGTCGAAGAAGCGAGTTCCAGCGGAGCTTACCGATACGCCATTGCCATATCCATCAGGATCAGCAGTGGTTCCGATGTCAAGAGTGACACCAGAGAGCGCAGGCCCAATGACCGAGCTTTTGGCGGGGTCAACGAGAGCACCAGCAGGGATATTGCCGAGGAGGGTGATCACATCAGCAGAACCCTCATCACCAACGAAGGTGATGGAGTCATTGAGGAAGCGAACGCGGCCAGCAGCTTCGATGCCATCAGCAGGATTCCCGTGATTAGCATAGTCAGCTTGTAATTTGGATTGTGTAACAGGCATTGTATTATTCTATTAGTTGTTAAATGTGTTTAGTTTATCCGATGCAAGGAACTTTCCAGACACCCTTGTCCCAAATACGGTTGAAGCCCCAGTCCCAGTAGAACACAGACTGAACACTGTGGTTCTTGGTAGGGAGACGATCCAACTCATGAGTAGGCATTTCGTTGTATCCGAACTTGACGGAACCTTTGTGGAAGGCAACGCAGGTCTTGATACCACCAGCTTCAGGGAGGTTGGTGTCATCGACAGACATGGTGAAGCCCATGCAGTCAGTGATTACGCCGGATGCAACTTCTTCCAACTTAGCAGAAGCCTGATCGCGGTTGCGGATCTTCTCGTCCTGGAGGAGTTGAAGAACCTGGTCGCTGCTCAGGATAAGCCCGAAAGGAGCAGGGTTGTTGGTGCTTCCGTCCTGAGACATGACATCAAGCTTGGAGAGCTCAGTGCGGAGCTTCATGAGCTTGTCGTAGGACATGCCCTTGTCAGCACCGGCAGCACCAGCAGCGAAGTCATAGTTTACAGGGATGGTGTAGGTGGAGTCGAAAGCAGGGTAGCTCACAACGCCATTAGCAGCGACCTCGATGGCGTTACCAAGGAGACCACCATTCTTGCCAGCCTCACCGACAATGATCTTGTCCATGTGACGGGCAGCTTCGGCCTTCTGGTTAGCAATAGAGACGGGGATCTGACTCTCACCAGTGCCAAACTTCTTCTCAGTAACCCGGTCAAAGATGAGGGGTGACTTGTAGGGAGAAGTGGTCACGCGGCGCTTCCCGAAGGTAGCAACGTCTGGAGAGGTCTCACCGTAGAGATCGGTGATTGCGCTGATGGAATCAGTCTTGTTAGCGAGAGGGAATTCACGATACTCACCATTGACGGCGACTTGATCGCAAAGTCCAATCGAACGACTGCGGACTTGTTGGAATTCGACATCGTAGCGATCCTCGAATTCTGGACGGTAGGACTCCACTGATGGGAGTGACAGGTTATTAGCCATTATCTTGTTTTCTGTTTGTTTTGTTTATTTGATGGAGCGAAAGACGCTCGCCTTGGAGTTGAGGGTCTATCCCCTCTGTCTTTCGGGGCTGAATCAACGGAAGGTGGCAGATGAATCTGGGCTTCGTAACGAACAGGTGGCCGAACGATTTGACAATTAAAGCAGCAATCACATTCTGGCTACCTTTTAAGTCATCGCCACCGACAACAAACCCCCGCACCCGTAAGGATGCGAGGGCTTGCGCTATGAACAGGGAGGTGAACGACTCCTCCCAACCAACAAAATCTATTGACCGTATGCTTTCAGTTGGTCTGCGATTGATTTGTATTCCTGGTGATCGGCCTCACTCTGCCAGCCACCGGAGCTGGACATGATGAGTTCGCGCTTGCGATCCTGTAGACCCTTCACATCGGTAGGCATTGCTCGACCAGTTGGAAGACCAGCAGGCATATTGCGCTCGACGTTCTGCTTCATCACGCGGAGGAAGGCAGGGTCATTCATCATGGCCGCATGGAGAGGGTTGCTCGTGACAATCTCACCAGTCTCAGACTTCTCATATTCAAAGCCCATGCCCTTGCCGAGATCGGACAGTAGAAACTCACCAAGCTGATCGTCAAACTTAGCTTTAAGCTCCTCGCCACCCAGTTCGGATGTGAGCAACTTGTGAGTCTCCTCGCGAGTCTTGTTGAAGTCAGCCGTAGCAGTCTCCTGATGCGATGCCACCATCCCCTCCACTAGCTGAGTGTGTGCAGCGAATAGCTCCTGCATAGCCTCTGGCGTATTGACAGGGTGCTTGGTTGCCCACTCCGAGACCATGGAGGCTAGATTGTCGTCAATCTCAGCCCCCTCAGGGAGATCACTGGGGATTAGAGCCTTCTTGTATGCCTCAGCAGAAGGCAGAGCGCCCAATCCCTCACGATATGCAGCGAGATCCTCTGGGGTTGCCTCCTCGCCGGGTTTCACGACAGCATTATCGACAGACTCTTGACGCTGAGAGAGACCAGCACGGGCCTCCTTACCGTTCTTGAGAGCATCGAAGAATGATTGATCGTTGCGTGTGGCGAATCCAGTGAGATCCTCATGGCCTAGCTCCTTGAATGACTCACCTGCATTGCTGCGGAGAGTGCCGTCTGGATGGTAGACCTTGGCGATTGGTGAATCTGCCCAGTTCTCGGTGGGTGCTCCAGCTTCGGGAGCCTGACTTTCTGCGACTGGTGCAGCCGCTTGTGCTTCTTCTGACATTGTATTCGTTGGTTATTTGTTGAGCTTCCAGAGTTTGGCTAGTTCGGGGTGATTATCGATGAGGTATTCCTTACGACCTGGAGTCTTGTTTCCCAGCATAGGGTCAGCAGCAGGAACAACGTCCCAATCCACTTCAGCCATGAGTTCCTTCTCAGGATTCGGGATAAGGTGCGCCACCTGAGTTCCTGTTGCTAGCTTCTCGACAGCGCCCTTGAGACGATTGATCTGCTCAATCAAGCCTCGATTCTCCTCTTTAAGGTGCTCCACTTGCAACAGAGCAGCGTCCAGTGGACTCTCC